CTCCTACTACAAAAGCGACATTTAAAGAGTATTGCCTTCGAAAGCTCGGCAAACCAGTGATTGAGATTAACGTCGACGATGATCAAGTCGATGATCGTATCGACGAAGCTTTACGTTACTGGTATGACTATCACTTTGATGGTTCAGAAAAAATATACTATAAGCATGCAATCACTGATACTGATGTCACAAACAAGTATATTACTCTTCCAGAAAATATCATCGGCGCAGTCAGCATCTTCTCGATAGGAGATCCTTCGCTGAGCTCTGATGATCTTTTCAATATTCGTTATCAGATAGCCTTGAATGATGTTTATACTCTCACTAACGTATCTCTTGTTCCATACTATATGGTCATGGAGCATCTTGCACTCATGACAGAGCTTCTCGTCGGTAAACAACCGATTCGCTATTCTCGTCATAAAGATCGTCTACATGTCGATATGGACTGGAATACCGTTGCCGTCGGCTCATTCTTACTCGTAGAAGCTTATGAGGTCGTCGATCCAGAAACCTTTACAGATGCATATAACGATCGTTGGCTTCAAAACTATGCTACGACTTTGATTAAAGAACAATGGGGTTCGAATCTTACAAAGTTTACTGGAATGTCCTTACCGGGTGGAGTACAGTTTAACGGAGAGAAAATCTACAATGACGCGGTCGACGCAAGAACTAAGATGGAACAAGAAATGATTTCATCTTATTCCCTTCCGGTTCTCGATATGATAGGTTAACCCTATGACAACCAATTTCTATTTTAACAACTTTACAAATAGTCAAGAGCAAGTCTTAATTGAAGATCTGGTTCTCGAGTCTATTCAAATATATGGTCACGATGTATTTTACTGTCCTCGTACACTCGTTGAAAAAGACGAAGTTTACGAAGAAGATTCATTATCACAGTACAACAGTAATTATTTAATTGACATGTATATTCGTAGCTATGAGAGCTATGAAGGTGACGGACAATTCTTGTCGAAGTTTGGTCTTGAAATTCGAGATCAGGTCACGTTTACGGTATCCGTTCGTAACTTCATGAACGAGATTGGTTCAGTAGAAATGATCGATCGTCCTCAAGAAGGCGATCTCATTTATCTTGCTATGGCTGATCGTTTGATGTATGTCAAGTATGTCAATAAAACGCCTGTGTTCTATCAGATGGGCGCTATTCAAATGTATGATCTCGTTTGCGAGATGTTCGAATATAGCAGTGAGCAGTTAAATACTGGCATTGAAGCCATTGATAGTATTGAGAAATTAAGCAGTCTCAGCCTCGATGCCTTTGGAATCTTGACAAATGACAATTTACTTCTGGTTACTCAAGAAGGAAATCCAATCATACAAGGTAGCTATGATTTTGGTACACAAGCCGGAGATGCATTCGAAGATAATGTCGAGTTTGAAACAGACGGGGACACTATCCTTGACTGGACGCAGATAGATCCGTTTAGTGAGGGACAAGTATAATGTTTGGAAGAACATGGAATCATGACAGTTTAAGAAAATACATCATTGTATTTGGTACTGTTTTCAACGATATCTATATCAATCGACTTAGCTCGACTGGAGAAGTACTTCAGACTTTGAAAGTTCCTCTAACTTATGGTCCAAAAGACAAAATACTTTCGAGACTCGAACAAAGCCCGAGACTCGATAATCAAGTTGGTATTATTCTTCCTCGTATTTCTTTTGAAATGACGACTTTAGAATATGATCCTACTCGTAAACTAAATACGCTGAATAAGCTGACGAAGCAATCTGCGACTGCCGGTACTGATGACGAAGTTAAGTATCAGTATCAACCTGTTCCATATGATATGCAGTTCGAAATGAACATCTTAGTGAAGAACGCCGAAGATGGCACGCGTATCGTAGAGCAGATCGTGCCTTACTTTACGCCTGCTTTTACTGTGAGCGTGAATGTTGTACCAGAAGTCGATAGCGCGCGAGATATTCCTATCGTTCTGAATAGTATCTCTTCTCAAGATCAATATGAAGGCAACTTCGAACAAAGAAGAGCTTTAATATGGACACTCAACTTTACATTAAAAGGTTGGTTATACGGACCATCGAAGAAATCAAAACTAATTAAACATGCTGAAACTGTATTTAGATTTCCAGAAGATGTTGCGACTGGAAATACTAATAGCACAGCGAATACAATCGTAGTGACTTCACGCCCTGGACTCACAGCGAACGGACAACCTACTACCAACACTGCTTTAAGTATTTCATACGAAGATATTATAAGTACAGATGACTATGCCATTATTAATACAATTACTGAGAATATCTAATGAGCAATGAACTTGATAAATTTTTAAACATCGCTGCAGGTGAAACTCTTCCAGCTGTGATTGAAAAGAAAATTACTACACAAGCAAATGCAGACTTTGAATTTGCTCGTGAGAATATGATGGAAGTCATTAATAAAGGGCAAGAAGCTCTCTTCGATCTGATGGATGTGGCAAAACAAAGTCAACATCCAAGAGCATATGAAGTGCTTGCTGGAATGATGAACACCATGATCGGAGCGAGTAAAGATCTTCTCGATTTACAAGTCAAAAAGAAAAAACTGATGGAAGATGATCCAACTGCTACCGCTCAACAAGTCACAAACAATCTCTTTGTTGGTTCAACTGCCGAATTACAGAAATATCTAAAGCAGCACAAAGATGGCGAGTGAAAATTACTTAGGTAATCCCCGATTAAAAAGAGCCGACACAAAAGTCGAGTATACTCCTGAGCAGGTTGCCGAGTATATCAAGTGCTCTGAGGATCCGATCTACTTTATCTTAACTTATTGTAAGATCGTCAATATCGACAAGGGTCTGATCATGTTCCCGCTCTGGGAATTTCAGAAAGAAATGATCCTTGCATTCGAAGAGAATCGATTTGTCATTTGTAAGATGCCTCGTCAGGTTGGTAAGACGACGACTGTTGCCGCTTACTTGCTTTGGAAGATCGTGTTCAACGAAGAATACTCGATCGCTATTCTGGCGAATAAAGACAGACAAGCAAGAGAAATTCTTGGACGTATTCAGTTAATGTTCGAACATCTTCCGAAGTGGCTTCAGATGGGCGTGACTGAGTGGAATAAGGGTAACATTAAGCTCGAGAACGGATCTGAAATCCTTGCCTCGGCTACTTCATCTTCTGCAATTCGTGGTACTTCACAGAACATGGTTTACCTCGACGAGTTTGCCTTCGTTCCGACTAATATTCAAGACGAATTCTTTGCTTCGGTCTATCCTACCATTTCATCTGGTCAAAGTTCGAAGGTTCTGATTACTTCGACACCGAACGGTATGAATATGTTTTATCGTATCTGGACCGAATCAGAAGAAGGTCGCAATGCTTATGCTCGTGTCGACGTGCACTGGTCACAAATTCCAGGTCGTGACGAAGCATGGAGAGAACAGACGATTAGTAATACGTCTGAAGATCAGTTTAGACAAGAATATGAGTGCGAGTTTCTTGGTTCTTCGAATACTCTAATTCATCCGACTAAACTTCGTAATATGGTCTATAAACAACCGATTGCTCAGGCAGACGGTGGGTTAAAGATCTATGAAGAACCAGAACCAGATACCATCTATGCGATTGTGGTTGATACTGCTCGAGGAGCCGGAGCAGATTATTCTGCTTTTATTGTCGTCAACGTATCGACGATGCCATATCGTCAAGTCGCAGCATTTCGAAACAATCTAATATCTCCATTAATATATCCAAATATTATCTATGGTGCTGCAGTCAAATATAATGATGCTCTCGTTCTCGTCGAAACAAATGATATTGGGCAGCAAGTCGCAGATATTCTGCACTATGATCTTGAATATGATGGAGTTCTGGTGACTGCGAATAATGGTAGAACAGGACAAAGTTTATCGGGTGGTTTTGCTACTACGACACACTATGGAGTCAAAACATCAAAACAAGTGAAGAGAATTGGCTGTGCCACACTCAAGACTCTCGTCGAGGGTGACAAGTTCTTAATCTATGACTATGATACTATCTATGAGTTGAGCCGTTTCTCACTTAAGAATACCTTGAAAGGAAATCAGTCTTACGAAGCAGAAGACGGCAATGATGACATGGCCATGTGTTGTGTTCTCTTTGCCTGGTTGACTACACAACCGTATCTGAAAGAGATTACAAATATCGATATTCGTATGCAAATTTACGAGCAGAACGAAAAGATGCTTGAGCAACAGATGCTACCATTTGGATTGATGAGTACAGGTGATGATGTACATGACGAAGAAGTCAACGAGTCGTTATTTGATGGTGGACCAAGAGATGATTTTTGGGTAGCACAAAAGCGCGGTTTTTTCGAAGGAAACTTTTAATATCAAATTAAATATACGATTAATTTGGGTTTTATGAACAAATACCCTAATTTAATGAAGTTATAAATAAAGTAAATGCAACTTACATGACTAACCTTTAAAGGGAGATAACAATGGCGTTTCAAGTCAGCCCAGGAATCAATGTTTCCGAAATTGATCTTACAACTACTGTTCCAGCACTTGCGACTACGGTCGGAGGTTTTGGAGGAGTATTTCGTTGGGGACCAGTCGGAAAGTTCGTTCTTGTAGATTCAGAAAATACACTCGCAAATCGCTTTGGTAAGCCGACCTCGGACAACTACGAAACGTTCTATACAGCAGCAAACTTCCTTTCTTATGGAAATGCTTTGTATGTTTCGCGTGCCGCGAATACAACAGGTTTTTCTAATACAGCGACTATCACTCTTGATAGTGACACTTCGCTTGCCTCGAACGGTACAGCACTCGGCCTGACAGCCGGTCTTCGAGTACAAGGTGACGGCATTGCAGAAGATACATTCGTTACTGCAGTAACTAACAGCGCTATTACGATCTCGAGAGCCGCGACAGCAAATGCTTCAGCTCTGATTTCGTTCTTTGCGAACACTACAACTCTTTCTGCTTATGCTGGTGATACAGCTGCAGTCGTTGCATCAAACGTTGTTGTCAGAAACTCTGAAGAATTTGAAAACAAAGGTGCAGCAAATGCAACTTTCACTGGAACAGAGTTTGTAGCTCGTTATCCTGGTGCACTCGGTAACTCTCTGAAAGTTTCAATGTGCGACAGTGATAGACAATACGCTGAAACTATCACTTTCGAAACCAATACTTCTTACGGTTCAACAACTGCAAACGCATATGCTCTTGCAGATCTTACATCAGCGAATATATCGATTTCAGTCGGCAGCAATACTGCTAACGTTGTCTTCGTATGGTCTAACGACGATTTCGCAGATCGCGTAGCAGCTGCTACGACAGCACGAACAGTTGGATCCAATGGCGTATCAGCTAACTTTATCTCTCTTGCAACCGCAAATACACTCTTTACGAATGGCGATGCAGTATGGTATGCAAAGGGCTCTTCTTCGACCGCGAATAGCATTCAAGGTTTATCAGAAGGTACATCGTACTTCATTACTGGAGCGAATACAACCGGCTTTACTCTCTCGTTAACATCTGGTGGAGCAAACGTTGCCATCTCGAATGGCGCAGCCAACTCGGTCGTATTCTTCACAAAACAATCAGCGACTGATCTTGGCCTTACGCTCGCTCAAGCACGTCTTGCGGTGACAGCGGTGAGAGACAAGATTACTGTCGGCGATTATATCGAAGTTGGTAATACTACTATCGGTAAGCAGAATATGAAGGTCGCTTCAAAAGGCGCACAAGCCGATGATGGTACAAACATCTACTTTAACATCGTTTTCGATTCAACTTGGAACAAGTCGACTAACTTCAGTGATACTTCACTGAAGCGTCAATGGGAATACTTCAACACTGTAGATTCTGCTCCAGGTGTATCTCAAGCGATGACAAACGCCGGACTTTCTACGAAAGACGAAGTTTCAGTTGTTGTAGTTGACGAAGACGGTCTGATTAGCGGAACGCCCGGTCAAGTTCTTGAAATCTACCAAAACCTTTCACGTGCAACAGATGCCAAGAAAGATGACGGTACAACGAACTACTATAAGACTGCAATCAACGACTTCTCACGTTGGATTTGGGCTACAAACGATCGCTCTGGCGCTGCTTCGAATACTCTCTCAACCGTTGCTAACTCGACCAATACGACGACTTATACAAAGTCATTCGTTCGCGGAACAGACGGTGCGACAGAAAGTACAGTATCAATGGCAGCCGTTGGCGCTGCATACGATCTCTTCGCAGATGCAAGTACAGTCGATGTTTCTTTGATTCTTCAGGGGAAAGCAATCGGAACGAACGACGTTCAGTTAGCTAACTATCTGATCGACAACATTGCAGAAGTTCGTAAGGATTGCGTAGTATTCGTTTCGCCAGCCTACTCTGATGTTGTAGGTATCACTACAGAAAATGCACAAGCGCAGAACATCGTAGATTTCAGAAATCTTCTGCGTAATACTTCATATGCATTCCTCGATTCTGGTTACAAATATCAATACGACAAGTATGCAGATATCTATCGCTACATTCCTTTGAACGGCGATATTGCTGGTATTACTGCTCGAAGTGATAGCCTGAAAGATCCTTGGTTCTCTCCTGCTGGATTTACTCGCGGTCAAATTAAAAATCTCGTCAAGTTGGCGTTTAGCCCTGGAAAAACTGAAAGAGATCTTCTGTATAAGAATGATGTCAATCCAATCGTGACATTCCCGGGTCAAGGCACAGTACTCTACGGAGATAAGACTCTCCTCGGTCGTGCAAGTGCATTCGATCGTATTAACGTACGTCGCTTGTTTATTGTTCTTGAAAAAGCGATTGCAACGGCTTCAAACTCTACTCTGTTTGAATTCAATGATGACTTCACAAGATCACAGTTTGTAAATCTAGTTGAGCCATACCTTCGCGACGTTCAAGGTCGTCGTGGAATCTTTGACTTCCGCGTGGTTTGCGACGAGACGAATAACACTGCTGAAGTAATTGACAGCAATCGCTTTGTTGGAGACATTTACATTAAGCCTGCTAAGTCGATCAACTTCATTCAGCTAAACTTCGTCGCCGTCAGATCTGGTGTCGAGTTCAATGAAATCGCTGGCCAGTTCTAATAAATAAAAATAAACGTAGGAGGAAAGTAAATGGCTTTTAATATCAATGAAATGAGAAGCCAGCTACAATTTGGCGGTGCAAGACAAAATCTGTTCCAAGTGGATATTTCAAATCCCGCGAACAGTGATGGAGATCGAAAAACAAGATTCATGTGTCAGGCAGCTCAGCTGCCTGGCTCTGATCTTGGAGTCATTCCAGTGTTTTACTTTGGTCGTCAAATGAAGTTAGCTGGTGATAGAACATTCGCCGAATGGACAGTCACGATCATGAACGATGAAGACTTCTTGATTCGTAACGCCATGGAAGAATGGTCGAATCAGATCAATCGTCTACAGCGCAACGTCAGAGAAATTGGCCCTGGATATAAGTCTCAGGCCACAGTCACTCAGTTTGGTAAAGATGGTACGAAGATCCGTACTTATGATTTTAACGGAATCTTCCCAAGTAATATCAGCCCGATCGAGCTCGATTGGTCGACGACTGATCAGATCGAACTGTTCCAGGTGACATTCCAATATGACTACTGGTCAGTTGGTAAGGTCGGACAGACAGGCGATGCCGGCGGTGATTAATAAGTAAAGGGTAGTTATTACCCTTACTTTTTTTGTTATTTAAATTGGAGAATCCATGGCCGAGTTATTT